AGCGCTGGCCGAGAAAAGGATATTCTTGCCCCTGATGCGCCGGATGGTTCCACCGGGACGCGATGGCGTCGAACTGACAAGGTCAGAGTCAATCTCGACAAGCGTTAGCTGCGGGGCTCCGGTCCACGTTGTGCCAGCAATGCCGCAGTCATGCGCGCGGATGTTCTCGAACAGGAACGCGCCCTCCCCGATGGAATGCGCGCCAATGAGCCCGCCGCCAGAATGGACGGCCATGTCACGGACGAGGATGTCGCTGACGTGGAGCTGCGTATCATCGAACCCGTCCAGCGCCTGAATAAGCTGGACAACGCGTTCCGTGGATGCCGAGGCGGTAAAGACGATGTCATGGAACGCCACGCCTTCGCGCGCCACCGCATGAAAGACGCATGTGTTCTGGCTGTTGGCGTTGAACTTGTCCGAGCGGCTGGTAGAGTTGAACCCGCCCGATCCGACCTGCACCTCGTGCGTCACGCCGTTGCCGATCCAGCGCACATTGGAGCCGACCGACATGCCCTGGTTGAGGCGCAGAATGTTGCCGTTGCGCACGACTTCGATTGGCTTGTTGGTGGATGACGCTTCTGCCAGCGCTGCAACTGCCGCCGCCGTGTCCGTCGCCGCCGTGCCTGTCGGATAGATCGGGATATAAGGAGGCGTCGTGTTCAGGATGGTTGCCCAGCCCTCGCCCGGCGTTCCCAGACCTGCGGGGACAGAGATGGTGTCATACGTCACCGCCCCGGCAGCGTCCGTGATGGTGAACGCGTAGGCGAGCGCCGGGTTGATGTAGACGGTGCGGCCCGATGCGCCCAGCGTGGCGGGGTTGCTTGCAGGCGTTGCGAGTTCCGGGTCGGTGTAGAACGTGCGGCGCGTTGCGGTCGGTGCGCCGGCCGATGTCGGAACCCAGCCGTTGACCTTGAACGTAGACGCGACTGTGCCGTTGGCCGCGACAGCGGGGATGTAGAACGGAACGCCAGTTGCGGCCATTGCTCAGGCTCCAATGCGAAAAGCCCCGCGCGAAGCGAGGCCGGGTCGTTTGTGGTGGGGGTGGGTTAGTTGGGCTCTGAAAGATCGCCGCGCTTGGCTGCGAGATATTCCTGATAGATGTCCCATTCCTCACGGGCGCCGATGCGGTAGCTTGGATTGCCCGCAATTTCTTCTTCAATAAGGCGCATGAGGCTGTTAGCGTCGTTAGGATCAACGTCAAAGCCCTGCTCGTAAGCAGCGGCAACGATGTCATCGAGGCCCTTGCCGGATTGATTGTTGAGAAGCCCCGGCATGGCATTGGAGCGGCCAAAGACAGCCTTCAGATCGCCGCTCATGTAGTTCCGGTCTTTGATGCCGCCTTGGCCCCTGATCCATGCCAGAAGCGATTGCGGCTTTTGCGGCACAGGCCCTTCCCAGCGGCCAATCTGTTGCGCCTCGGGCATGACAAGCGGGGGCGGTTCAAGGCGTGCCGGCGCAGGCGCAAGCGCATTCATGGGCGGCCCGGATGGCGCGGGAGGCGGGGTCACGTTCAGCGGGTTCTGCGGCGTAGCGTTATCAGCGCGAGACGCAAGCACACGCTCGCCAGGCTTCGGACGCGACATCAGAACGCGCGTCATGTCCTCACGCGTTGCCGTGCGAGGCTGCATGATGCCGCGATAGAGCTTCGGACCCTGCCGCATGGCGGTCATGATCGGCGCCGCGGCAAGCCCGCTTCCCATCAGGGCAGCGTCTGCGAGCGCGTTGACCGGCATGGAAGACGCGCCAGGACGTGAGTAGAGGTCTGCACCCTGTCCCGTCGCAAGCAGGTTTCTGGCCGTGGCGCTTTCCGCGTTGGGATAGAAGCTGCCGAGGAATTGTTCTTCATCCCGAACCGCGCGAATATCGTCAGCCAGCGCCTTGCCCTGCGCGCCCAGCTTTTCCAGCGTGTCCAGAACGGCAATGTTCTTCAGCTCGGTCATCCGAGCCGTTCCGCCCTCGCCGCCGCCGCGCAGCTTCGATTGCGCCCAATCGCGAATTGATGCCAACTGCGCGGCCTGCTGTTCTGGCGTTGCGCTCTTGAAAGCCTCAACGAAGCGGTTAGCCCCGTCCGGGTTGCGGACAATCGCCCCGAACCGATCACCCGCCGACAGCGCGTCCTTGATGCCCGCCTCGTCGCCGTAGCGCGCACGGATTTGCGCGTAGGTCTGGCCGTCTGGCGTCTTCAGGTCGTCGATGGTCTTCAGGATGCGCGAACGCATATTGTTATAGGCGTTGCCCAGCGCCGTGCCTTCGTTCTCGGAGGCCAGCAGCCGCGCCTTGTGCTGCATCCAGTGCGCCGCCTGGATAGGACGCTGCGCAATCATCACGTCGATATCGACGCCTTCGCCTGCCGCGATCTGGCGCAGCGGCCGGCCCAGCTCATTCATGCCGGGACCGTTCAGGACGTCCTGAATTTGCCTTGCGCGCTGCGGTTCCGCCCGTTGGTAGACGATCGGCGCATAGCCTTCCTCGCCAATCTGACGGAGGTTGGCTTCCACATCGGCGCTGGTCGCAAGCCGGGAATTGCTGCCGAGGTTGCGGCTTGCGCTCTCGTCCAGAAACGGAACCTGCGAGCCCCGCATTTCTTGAGCGGCATCCCGAATAATGGTAGAGCTCGAATCCTTTGGCTTGTTTGAAAGCCTGCGCTCTAGCAGAACGGTGCGAATATTCTGCGCTACTTCAGGGAACTCTTCGGCAAACTCACGTTCAAGAAGCTGCGCGACCGTTGGCGCGCGGACAGAGCCGCCCGACTGCAAACTCGCGCCCTCTTCCAGCGACTTTACGACCTTAGCCAGCCCACTAGTTACACGGTCACGGGGTACGTTACTGGCGAGGAGGATGCGTCCGAGCGCGTCCATAGCCTGCGGCCTAGTCTTCCGCCCGGGGACAGCAGTAGCGGCGAGCGTCTTCCCCGTCTCACGGAGGGTGGGTTCAACAGCAAGCGCATTTCTCGGGACTGACGGCTTTGTCCTGACGCCCGCAAGGCCAAGGGCGCCCATGGCAAGCTGGTTCGCGCCTTCAGCAGCCTTCGCGCCGGCCGTGTTGAAATTGCCCTCGATGACGTCGCCGCCAGCGTCCACCATGTTGTTGTAGCCGTAGCCCAACTGGTGAAACGGGTCATAATCCTTGACCGCCTGGTTAGGATCGCGAAAGACAGCCGCAGGCAGCTCTGCCGTGCCACGCGCCACCATTTTTGCAGCATCGCCAACCAGATCGTTCGGCCCGGCATTGCGCGCCTCAAGCGGGGCTAGCAGGAAGTCAGCGCCAGCTTGCAGGATGTCCGCAACGCCTTCGTTCCACGGCTGCGGCTTCTGTACCGTGTCTAGCGTTGCCTTCAGCCCGCCGGTCCATTGCGAGCGTGGCGCGATTGGATCTTGCGGCGGCTTGGGAGCAGGTACGAAACCGCTGGTTCCAGCCGGCGCCAGAGGATCAAAAACCATGCCCGGAGGCGGTTTGCCTGATTGCGCGGGCTGCTGGCCTACAGGCGGCGCCTGCATCCACTTCGGCTGCGCGTCCTGTTGCGGCGCCGGGGGCGCCTGCATCCAGCGGGGTTGAGGAGCTGGCATTAGGGCTTCACTCGCTTGATGCCGTCAGGACCAATGAACTCCGCGCCAGAAGGCAGCGCGTCGAAATCGTCGTCGCCTTGGATGCGTTTGACTTCCGCCGCCGTGCGCTTCGCAAAGCCTGCGAACTGCGCCAGTTCAGGGTAATCCTGCGCGAAGGCTTCCCGGCGCCGCTGCTCACGTCCAGCAAAGAACTGGTCCAGCCTTTGAAGGTTGGCCTTGAGATCAGCCGGGGTCTGCGACTGCTCTAACGAGCCCTGCATTGCCTGAAGGAACGCAATTTCCTTCTCGGTCACAGCACCCAGCGCACCACCGGTCGGGCTGTTGTCGCGCATCGTTTGCAAGTTATCGAAACCAACGTTCGCCTTGATGGTCGCAAGCGCATTGGCGAGACGCCCCGACTCGGTTGACCCACCGAAGAACGGCAGGTCTTTTGTTGACGCCAAAGCGCCGGTCGTCTCAGGCTTGACGAGCCCAATAGCCTTTTTCACGTCGCCGCGGACAAGATCAGACTGCGCCTGCTGCGATTGGATACGCTGCCAATCCTTGTTCTGTGTAAGCTGCTGCTGACCCGGCGAGACGCGCGGTTCACCGCCAGGCCCTGCGATGACGGCCGGCCCTTTGCCCGTCGCGCCGTCGCCGCCGAGCGGCATACTAGGCCCGCCGATGGACAAGCCCGACACCGCGCCGCCCTCTCCGAAGGTCAGGTTGATACCGTTCTCCGGAGGCTTGCTAAGGCCGCGCGCGATTTGCTGGCCGCCCTGCATACGGACCTGATCAGGGCTTAGGGTGTAAGCAGTTTCTGGCCCCGTGATGACCGGCTGGTATGTCTCGGGGTCATAGGCAACGTTCCCGATAATGATGGGAGCGCGCGTCTTCTCAATGCCAGGATTGCTTGCGACAACTCTACCATCTGCGCCGTAGCGTTGAGCGCCCGGAGCCAGCGTGTATGCCTCAGGCACGACAGGCCCAATCCCCGCCTGCGCCGACAGCGCCGCGATCTGTCCGTCTAGCGCCTGGTCCGTGAACTTCGACACATCCAGCGGCATTTGCGAGACGTCCTGCCCGATGATCTTGCTGATGGTCGGCGCGTTCTGCTGCCACCACTGGCCGCGCTGCTGTTCGGGGAGCGCGCGTTGCTGCTGCATCAGGGCGAGCGTCTGTTTCAGCTTGTCGCCTTCTGCGGCCTTGTTTGTCGCCTCGCGCTTCTCAAAGCCTGCCGGGTCGAAGCCGCGCTGGAAGCCGTCGAGCGCAGACGCCAGAAGCGCATTGCGTGGCGGCCCTTGCGGCGGTGAAAACGGACTGCCTGCGGACGGCGCCATAGGCGATGCGGTCATTGGCGCAGCCGACATCGCGCCGGGCTGGTAGGCATCCGCCGAGACGTCAAAAGCGGGTGCAGGAGCGGGCGCACCCGTCGGCATCGCCAGCGGGTTCTTCCTTGCGGTGTAAGCAACCATGATCAGCCCCAACCCTGTCCGGGATAAGCAGCGCGCGACGGATCGACATAGCCGGGCTGGCCGTAGGTCGGCGTCCCCGGTTTCTTGAAGAAGTCACCCAGCGATCCAGCCGCCGCCGAGAGGCCCTGTCCGTAACCCTGATATGCGGAGGTCAGCGCATTCGCCCGTGCATTGCCCGCCTGCATCATGGCGTTGCCTGCATTCGCGCCGTAATTGCCGGCCGCAGTGCTTGCGAGTTGCGAATTCGTCTGGCCCATGCCTGCGAGATTGGCGAGTTGGTTCGTGTAGTCGCCAAACGCGCCGTAAGTGTTGCCCGCCAGCGTCTTGGCGTATCGGCCTTCCGCAGCCCCGCTGATGCTCTTGCCAGCCGCGCCGAGATTGCCCTTGATCTGGTCAAATTGCTGGTCGTTGATCGTCGTCGCCAATTTGGCATAGGGCGAGGCGTAGAACTCCGCGAGCGGGTTGGACTGACCGCCCTGCATCTGCTGCGCGCCGCCCGCGCCCTGCATGGGCTGGCTGGTCGGAAGCTGCCTGCCTTCCTGCTGTCCGAAATTGGCGTAGTGATAAGACGCGAAGTCGTTCGCGTTCGGGTACATCTCACGCAGCTTCGCGTTGGACTTCCAGTAATCCATCACGTCCGGGTTTGAAGCGAGATAGCTGGACCACTGATCGGACTGGCCGTTGACCGCGCCGCCACCGCCGCCACCATAGGCCGCCTGATAGTCCTGCGGCGCGATGCCGAACAGGGCTGCGAGCTTGTTGGATGCCGCGCCGCCCGTCATGTATCCAGGCGCAGCAAGCCCGCGCTGGTCCATGTAGATGTTCTTTTGCAGCGCGGTCGTCTGGTTCGCTGCCTGCTGCTGCGCCTTGGCTGCGGCTTTACCGCCAGCGCCTGACAGCGCGCCGCCAGCAAGGCTGGCGACTGCCGGAATTATGATTTCCCACATTCTATGCCGTCCTGATTTCAAAAAGTTACGGCGCTGTGCCTTCAGCGTAGATCGCGACACCGATTGATATGCTTGCCGTCGCCGCGAGGCTGTCGGTAACCGTACAGGTTGCGATGTCCTCCGTGGTCGTGCCGATGGACACGAACCCGGTGAAGCTGGTCGTTGCAGATGTTGACGCACCGATTGTGAAGTTCGCCAAGTCCAGAACCCACGCATAAGTGTAAGGCCCCGTCCCGCCTGTCGGCGTCACCGTCACCGCGTTAGTCGTCGCAGTTCCCGAACCAACACGATCCCCGAATGCGCTGGAAGGCGTAGCAGAGGCATAGAAGCCTCCCGGCGCTGTCTGGCTCGCCAGTGTGGCAATGCCCGCAACCGCTCCCGTTGCCGTCGCCTGCGCTTGCGCTGCCGCAGCCTGGGCCTGTGTCACCCCACTGTTGACGTTGTCCGTGAACGTCACGCCGCCTGTAAGATACTTGTACCACTCAGGCGTTAATCGCCCGTCCTTGTCCACGAGCGGCACGGCCAGCGATGGCGGTTTAGGAGCCCGCGCCATCACAAATCCTCATTGACGAGGACGCCCAGATAGGCCGCCGGCGCCGGATCGGACTTGCTGAACTGGAACACCATGCCCGCGAGCTTCGTGCGCCCGCAACGATGCCAGACCGTGCGCTGGTCGTAGACGCCCTGCGCGCCGAGCTTGCGGTCACGCCAGTTGCTCCACGTATTGCCGCCATCGGTCGAGATGCGCAGCCGCACGATGGGGTCAACACCCTGTCCCGTCGCCACGCCGATGCCTTTTGCGCTTTCCAGCCGCAGCGTCGTGATCGGCAGGCTATCGGGAACTCCGCTCATGTGCGCCGTGAACTCGCGCACGATCTCGGTTCCCATCGTCGTTGTGTTCGCCATGCTCTCGGACGTGTAGTCCCGGCTCAGCTCGTCAAACTGGCCCGTTCCATCGCAGACAAACACCCGGCCCGCAGCCGTGATGATGTCGGTATAGCGCCACGAGTTTTGCAGGTTGGTCCCGCGCGTGTGCCATTCCTGCGTCAGCACGTCGAACACCATGCAGGCGGTTGGCGTGCGGTAGCTGACAAAGATATGCCCCCGGTCCTGGTACGTCTTGCCGATGATGTTGGCCGCGCCTGCCGATCTCAGCGCCGCAGATACCCACGGTTCCGAGACGATGGGCGAGCCGCCCTGTCCCAAGCGTCGGACGTTAAACGCTTCGTCAACGAAAAACAGCGAGTTGTCAGCCTTGACGATGCCATCACGGCACGCGCAGCCAACTTGCTGCGTCATTCCCGCCTGCGCCGCGAACGGATCGGCGCTGTCGCCGGTCTGCGACCATACCTCAATCGTCTGCGAGCCCAGCAAGTAGTAGAACTCGCCCAGCACACGGCCGGCAACGATATCGTCAGGCGAACTCTCGGCGGTGTAGTAGTTCAGCGCCGTGGTCGATTGCAGGTTGAGAACCGACGTGAACCCAAAACGGTTCTTCCATGTCATCAGCCCGCGCTGGCCCAGCGTGTCCACGCTGGTAAAGACCGTTGCGCCTGCGTCAGAAAGCAGGGTCGTGAAGCCCGTGTTCACCGCGCTGTCAGTGTAAGCAACCGTCGTGTTTGCCGCTGCAAGCGATGTCGTGCCGAACGTGAACGCGCCGTCCGATTTGGTGGCTGTCACGTAGCCAATGCGAACGCGCGTCGTCAGAACCGTTGGCAAAGCAGCCGCCGCCGCCGATGCGCTGGCATAGCCCGTGGCATTGGCTGGCGCTTCGATTGCCGTAATGGTCCCGGCAGCGTCGATGTCCAGCGCCACCGCGCCGAACAGGCCAAGCGGAACCACGTCATTGCCCGGCGCCGTACCCGCAGCAACCGCCGTCTTGTTATAGACCGTTCCAGCTATCGAATAGCTGAACGCGCCGGTTGCGACGTTTGCAGGCGTGGAGCCTATCGCAAGGTTCGGATCGACCGTGACCCCATCAGAGGCCCGCCTGATATACGTCCCGTCAGACACATAGGGCTGGCCGTTGAAAAGCCCGAAGCCCTCGGTTTCCGTGAATGCGAAGTCGCCACGATCTGTCCCGCTGATGGTCCCGGTGAGGCTGCTTGTCGTGTTGGAGCTAGGCACAAACGTCGATAGCGTCGTCCCCTGCGCGATCAGCACATTGCCCGAGGCGTGGCCGTCTGCCTGCCACATCCCACGGCACGCGCCGGCAAAGTCCGCACGCTGGAGACTGCCAGGCGCTTCGATCAGCACGTTCTCGCGCGTGGGGTCGTTCGGATGCGGTTCGCGGTAGACGTTGTGGCACTTCTTCTCGGCAAGCCCCGTGACAACGGCAGAGGCTGCGGAAGTCGCCATTGGCACGCGCATCAGAAATATTCCTGCCGCGTCGGCTTGTTGAACCGCTCGCCGCTGGACACCAGACGCCGCAGGTTGCGCTCCGCTGTCGGCTCATAGGTCTGACGGAACGATGCGGCCTGCCCGCCGTCCATGTAGTCGTCAGCCGCATGGCAGGCGACATACATAGCCAGATCCTCGAGCATCGACTGCGGACACGCGCTGTCGGACCAGTAGGCAATGCCGAGGTCGCGCAGCTTTTCGTTCACCGAGGCAATCAGCCCCTCGATAAGCGCAGTGTCCTCGGCTTCCGCCGTCTCGCCTGCTTGCAGCACCTTGAGCTTTTGCAGCACGCGGTTGCGCAGCTCGGCAAGGGTCGCGTCAGCCATTGACCACCTCGCCCTCGATCACTTCTAGCGGCTCGCGTGTCGCGCCTTCCAGCGCCGCGCGCAGCCGTTCGATGCCCCAGCGCTTGTCGTAGTTCGCGCCGAGGTCGTTCAGTTGCTGCTTGATCATGGCGCGTTCGTCCTGTTCCGGGTTGCCTTTCGGCGCCGGGGCATCCTGCGGAACCTCCCTGAAGTAAGGATGGTTCCGCAGTTTGTTGACTTGCCACGGTAGAAGGTGGCCGACTTCAACAAGTTGCCCCACCGGGAACGTGACGCCAAAAAGGGCGGTGAACTCGTCACCGCCCTCGTCGTCACCCTTCCAGATGAACGCTGACATTAAGACGTCGTCGCGTCTTCTTGGATGCCGAAGACCGCGAGATACAGAGTACCCGCAGCGCCGGTAGCAGCGTTCGCAGAGGCCACGCCAGTGATCAGCGTCTTGTCAGTGTATTTGTACCCAAACCCGGTCGTTGCAATCGCTGACGACTGGGTGCCAGTTTGGCCGACAGTGGACGCCGCAAACAGACGGTCCGCATCGCCAGAGTCGCCAACGTTCAGGGCAAGGGTCGGAGAACCGCCCGTATCCATGTCGGTTGCTTCAATGGTTGCGTGCAGAAGCCGGAAGCCTTTCGGCACGTAACCGAAGTTGATGGTGTCCGACGTCGAAGGAGCCGCAGCGCAAGCCACCTCGAAATAGAACGCCTTCATGTTGTTGGCGAGCCCGTGGGTTACAACGGGCGTCGTCAGATAGTTTGTAGCTGAGTACGTAGCCATGTGATGATTTCCTTATTCAGCTACAATCACGAGTCAGCAGCGGCTGCGAAGAACGCCGACACCATGCCCTGCTGGACGCCGTTGAAGCAGAGCTTCTTCACGCCAAGCAGTTCCTCGATGGCGACGCCAGGGCGAAACGAATAGTCTTTCGTCAAGTCCGTGCGCGGGGTCGGCTCCTGACCCCATGCAATGCCGACAGCCTGCGCGCCGCACAGGAACACCGGACGGACGTCAGCCGAAGAAGCGCCGATGGCGTTCATCGAGTAGGTGCCGTTCGCGGCGACGTCATCGATTTCCGGGACTTCGCGATGGATAATCCCGTCATAGAGCAAGTCACCGTCCTGGAAGATCGGGTTGTCGTCCATACCGTTGCCTTCACGCGAGCGAGCCTCACGGTTCGCCTGCGTCATCGTGGTGTCGGCCTTCAGATCGCGGAATGTCCGTGACCCGTGGAACGCAACGAAATATTCGCGACCGTCGCCCGTCTTGTAAGGACGGATATGCGGGTCAGCGTTTTTCGCAATGCGCTTCGCCAGCGACATCGACGCCACGGTGCATTTGTCGTTTGTGGTGTCGATGTTGCCGACAGCGGTCGCCCACGTGGCCGAGTAGTTCGAGCGCAGGGCGCCGAACAGCAGGCGGTCAGTGTTCGCCGCGTTGAAGGCGTTCCGGTTCGCAGCCGATGACGCCGACATCGTGACAATCGTGTCGCCGGTCGTGACCAGCGACAGCATAGCCGTGATGACATCGTCACGCAGCTTCTCCGCTTCCCATGTCCGCAGCATGTCCTTGGCCGCGCCGAAAAGGTCCAGCTCGGTCTTGTAGCTGGTGGACTTCGGCACGCGCACCGCGTTACGGCGCCAATCGAGGGAGATGTTGCAGTTGTAGTTGCCGAGTTCTTCCTCGGCGCCGTCGAGCGTCTGGGAGCCGGTGACGCCGGTTCCTTTCAGCCTGGTGATCAGCGGGATGTTGATCGATTTTCCCGCTTCTTCCGTCATCTCGTACTTGCTGATGATGATAGAGTTGTTCGTCCGGCCCATGTAGGGCTTGAAACCGCTATTGCGGACGTACTCTGCGAAATAGTTCGTTACCCACTTCTGACGTTCAGAAGCGGATGCAAGGGCGACTTCGGCCATTGGTTATCCTTTGAAGAGGTTGTCGAAAGCGTTGCCACCCCCAACGGGGACGGTTCCTGCTCTCGCTGCCGCTGGTCTTCCGACCACACTCGGCGGGGGTTGCTGTGACGATGGGGCCGGCTGGACGCCTTGGCCCTGAAGTTCAGCCAGTACCTGCGCGCGGATCTTCTCGGCTTCGCTCTTGCGCCAGGCTTCCGGGTCTTGCCCGATCTCTGACATCAGCTTGTGCTGGCGGTGCCATTTGACGACAAAATCGTATGGATGGATCTGGCCTTGCAGTTGCTGTTGCAGCATCGGGTTCTGACCGACAGCGGCAAGAAACGCCTGTTGCGCCTCGCTCACGATGTCCTCGCCATGGGCCTGTCGGGCCATCAGCTCGGATGTGTTGAGACGTTCGTTGAAGGCGATCCGCTGTTGTTCAGCCAGCGCATACTGAATGATCCCGCTAGGGTCAGTCGGTATCTGCTCAGGCTGCTGCGGTTGCTGGTAGCGTTGGAGTTGGGCTTCGAGTTCGACCCGTTTTGCAGTCTCGGCTTGTCGTTTGTCGCGCTCGTCTAGAAGCGCGGAGATGGGAACGAAACGCCCTGTTTCCGGATCACGCGCCCTGCCATCGCTTTGCGGCTCGGGCTCGGGTGCGGCTGGCTTCTCGGCTTCCATGACCGGAGCGGATGGCTCAGGCGCAGCGGCGGCCGGTTCGTCAGCTTCGTCCAGAAAGTTCAGTTTCTCGTCACTCATCGTTCGACCTTCCCGTAGTCGTCACGCAATCGCCCGAAACAGCGGCGTCCTGTTTGACGCCCGATGACCCCGGCGGCGGGTACGAAAAAACCCGCCTGATCAGGGCGGGTCACTCATCTCGAATTGTTGCGAAGCGTTACGCCGCCATCAGCAGCAGGATCGCTTCGTCCTCGTCTTCCTGTTCCTGCGCAGCGCGGGCCAATGCCTCGGCGCGTTGCCGGTCGTATTGTTCAAGCGCTGCGACAATCGCGGCTTGCGTCCGTGCGAAGCCTGCCTCCTGGCGCGCGATGATGTCTTGCGCTGCCAGCGGCGGGATTGCCGGCCGTGGCGTTGGCGGTTGCCAATCGTCCCCGAAGCCTTTGGAGACAGGCTCGGGCTGCTTCTTCTTCTTGCGCTTCTTGTAATAGTAGGGGTCTTCAAAGCCGCCTTGTGAGCGCGACTGAACTTCTTCAGTAGCCTGACCTGACAGCGTCGCAGTGAACTCGGACGAGCCCGCAAAGCTTCCCGACATCGCGTTGGGGTCAACAGCAGTTTCCTGCCCGCCCATCGCTTTGAAGTAGAGCGCTTTCCAGTAGTCGGCTGAGAAGAAATTGGCCATCAGTCGAGGTCGTAAGTTATGGCGGTTCGATTGCCG